AAGTATAAATTTAATGGAGAAGAGATTGAAGGAAGACAGGATGTTGAAATTGATGAAAAGGTATGGGATATTAAAAGTGCATCGCCATATTCCTTTGAAAAGAAGTTTGGAGAAGACGGTGGATTTAACGAAGTTGTTAAGGATGATACCTTTGGTTATGCATCACAAGGATTTTTATATGCAGAGAGTCAAAGCAAAGACTTTGGTGGTTGGATAGTTATTAATAAATCTACAGGCGAGTGGACAGTATGTGAAACACCGAAACTTGTAGAGCCACATAAAAGTGATGCAATAAAAAAGGCTAAAGATAATATTAAAGCAATTAAAGATGGTATACCTTTCAAAAGACAGTATGATGCAATCGAAGAAACATTCAGAGGTAAACCTACAGGTAATAAAGTTTTGGGCTTAGCTTGTTCATTTTGCCCATACAAACTTCCTTGTTGGGGAAGTAAATTGCAGTTGTTACCACAACAGCAATCTAAAGGTAAGAACCCTAAATGGGTTTGGTATACGGAAGTTAATAATCCTAAAAAGGAGGAAGAGTTTGCGTAACTGGGTGGGTATTAGTTTGAGGGGTCTAGTATCCACCTTTACCGATTATGATTTATTTTGTAATATTTAAAAATAAAAAGGATAAAGAATATAAAATGTTTAGTAATACAATTTTTGATAATGAAAAAGAAGCAAATCAATTTGGTAAGTCTAGTATGAGTAGACAACAAGAACATAAAGTGGTAGAATATAATAAAGAAAACTATAATAAGTATTGGGGCAATGGCAAAAAAAATAACAAATAAAGCATTCTTAAATGCAATAAAAGTATTAGTAACACCTTGGGAAAAAGGTTTTAGTTGTGGTATAGTTATGGATAGTAAAAATATAATGACCACAGAAGAGTATGAATTATGTTCTACAATAGCAAGAGGCATGATAAAGATGGCAACTACTGATCCTCATTCAACGTTTCTATGGGGACTTCGTGGATTTGCTGATGATAAAAAACAAAACAAGGGAGATCTAACTATTAATTCAATAGCAGAGTTTGATAGTGAAGATAACGTAATAGACTTTCTTGAATTTTTAAAACAGAAACGTGATAAGGAGTTAAATTAATGGCAACGCATGTTGTAATAGGTGACCCCCATTGCACACCTAAAGCAAGCAATGAAAGATTTCTGTGGGCAGGTAGGCTAGCCGCAGATGTAAAAGCTACACACATTATCTGTATGGGTGATTTTTGTAGTATGGATTCTTTATCTTCGTATGATAAAAAGAAAAAATCATTTGAAGGTAGAAGATATCAAAAGGATATGCAACACTCACATGAAGCATTATCTTTATTCAATAAAGGTTTAGGTAAACACAAAGCTAGAAAGATTATGTTACATGGTAATCATGAAGATAGAATAGATAGATTTGTTGATGAGAATCCTGAATTAGATGGCACATTAAAAATTAGTGATTTAAACTTTAAACAATATGGATGGCAAGAAGTTCCATATAAACAAAATAAAGTTTTAAATGGAGTATACTATGCTCATCATTTTCCGTCAGGTATACTTGGTAGTGCTATATCAGGAGAAAATATAGCTAGAACTCTATTGACAAAACATAAAGTATCTGCTACAGTAGGCCATAGTCATTTGTTAGATTATGCTACATCTACTTTACCAAATGGTAAAAAGCTACACGCTTTATCTGCAGGATGTTATTTAAATCATAAAGAACATTTTGCTAGAGATACACAGCATATGTGGTGGAGTGGTATTATAGTTAAAAGAGAAGTTGTTAATGGATCTTATAATATGGAAACAATTGACTATAATGCAATAAGGAGAGAATATGGTAGACGATAAAGTTAATTCACCTGCACATTACAAGTATGGTAAAAAAGAAACTATAGATGTTATACGAGATTGTATGACAGATGATGAATACCATGGGTACTTGAAGGGCAATGTTTTGAAGTACGTTGCTAGATATAAATTTAAGGGTGAACCTTTACAAGATTTAGAAAAAGCACAATGGTATTTAAACAGACTAATAAAGGAGGTCAAATGAGTCACGGTGAAAAAATGTCTGTGTTAGGTAAGATAATAGCTTTACAAGAAGTTATGATACATACACAGAATGAAATAAATAAATTAAATAAACAACTACAGGAGGCAGAAGATGGGAGCAATAAAGCAAGCACTAATAGAAGTAGATGATTTAGTTTGTGCTAGCCTTAATCAAGGCAGAACATTAAATCAAACTATAAGAGATTTAAGAACAGAGTTTAATAAAAAAGGTAGAGACAATCCTTATTTGTTAGATGAAGATTTAATAGAAGATAAATACTATGCTTTTAGAGGTGCAGAATGATTAGAACACAATTGATAAAAGCATTAGCTAGAAAGTATGAGGCTGATATTGCTAGTGCTAAAGCAACTGCTTTAATATATTTAGAAAATTCTGCAGGTATAGGTGAGCACCCACAACATATAGAAGAACTAGATAAATTAATAACTAAAATATCAAATGCACAAGAAAACTTAGATACACTAGGAAAGCATTTTGATTACGATGATATACCATTTTAATAGGAGGATAGATGGAAAAGAAAGAAGAGCAAACACAACAAAAGACTACCCCTAGAACTTACACTATAAGTTCTGAACAACTTATGGATATAATGAGATACTTAATGACTAGACCTTATGGTGAAGTTGTTAAACTTATGAATACTTTAGCAGGACTAACTCCTGTACCAGGGGGAAATGCAGATGTCCGAAAAAAATAATTTAGATAAATATACTGGTATACTATTTGAATTAAAAATAGGCCTTAATAAGGACAATGCAATTGTTATTGACTATGGTGGTAAACCTGTTGGTAAAATTAGAGAAGCATTAAAAGGATATCCCTATCATGGAAACTTATGTGCTGCTGTTATTAATCATGCTAATGCTGTAGGAAGGAAATTACAAGATGACATCAAGCAACTTATACAAAAAGTTTAGATATTACTTTTGGCATAATCCTGTTATGAATAAATTAGAAGGTTATGCTAGTTCATTAAGTAACTGGTTTTGGCGTAAACGTTGGGGTGATAGAAATTTATATCGTCACAAGTATTACGACCAAAAAAAAAGACCACCTGACTAAAAAGTCAAGCGGTCTTCGTGTTGCCTGCGAGGGAAGTCTATTAAGTTAGGCTTCCCTTTTTTATTCCAAGCTATCCATTTGTTCTGTCATAGGTTTTCTTTTTGGTAATAAAAAATTTTCTGTTTGTAATATTGGCTGTATTCTGTTTTTATAAACATTACCTAATATATTTGTATAATTAGGATTTTCTGCGTATATAGACATACCTTCAAATAAATTTTCTACTTTATCATTTTTTTGTATACCATCCATTACATTTTTATATCTTTCATCATTAGCTATTAATTGCATAAATGCCCTAATGCTACCTTTACTATCATCAAATGATCTTAATCTAGCACCACCTGATGTTTCCATATAATTTTGATCACCTGTTGCATGTATTCCAAAAAAATTATTAGCCTTTTGTGCAGTTGGTGCACCTTCAAAATTAAAATTACCAGTCTCTGTAGCTGCAACTGTAGCTATAAAAGAAGATGGTATCTTTCTTTCAACAGCATCTTCAGGATACTCTAAACGTACCTCTTCTATTGCTTTTATAAAATCTTTTGTTTTAGATATATCAGCCATACTTATAGTTATAAATAAAATTGCACTAGCAATTCCAAGCCCTAAGAGCTTTATTAATTCTAGAATTTGGATCATTAGCTGTTTTTTTAGATGTTAGTTTCTTTTTCATCCCTTTCATACGGGCACAGAAACTAGCTCTTCTTTTATTACCAACTTTTTTACTAGGTCTTTTTAAATTAGCACCAGTCGTTCTTTTAAAATATTTACGACCTGCCTCATTTAATCCACCTGAGGGGTTTTGATACTTTTTAGCTACCATTATTTTTTCTTAGCCGTCATTGCAGCTCTCCTAAAATTAGCAGCTGTAGGTGCACCTTTAGCACCTTTCTTACGCATTTTACCACCACGCTTTCTTTTAGCATGGATATTAGCATATAGTCCTTTTCTCATTATACTTTCTTTTTATTAGTTTTTTTTCTAGATCTTAACATAGCAAAATCTTCACCTGTTAATTTTCCATCTTTATTAACATCTAGTTTTTTTCTTTTTCCAGTAACTTTTTTGTTACCTTTTTTCTTTTTCATCATTTTACCGTAGTGTCCTGGCATTAGCTATACCTCCTGTATTTCGCTGTTTTTTTTGCAATCCCTTTCGGTTGCTTCACAAATTGTTTGCCCTTTCTTGTTCCTCTTCGTTTTGCTCTTGTCGTTGCCGCATACTCCGCAGACGATAGACTCTTTATAGCCTTCTCTGGTAAATACCGTTCTCCAGTTTCCGAAGACTTCTTGCCTGATTTCGTTCTCCATTTCTGTTTCCCCCATGCTTTAAGACTTCTTTGACTCTTTGCGAGTGCCATTATTTTTTTCTCCCTTTTCTGATTGATTCCTTACCTTTCTTAAGCCATAAGATTTCATTTCTTTAATATGTTTCTCAATAACTTTACTTTGTTTTTTATGTAAAGCAGATGCTTTTTTCAGAGCTTTAGCTACTTTTTTTATTTTTTTTACCATTTTTTTTCTTTACCTTTGATGGTAATAAACCTTTATTTACTGCCCTAGCACGTTCACTAAATCCAAGTTTCTTACCTTGTTTTATTTTTTTCTTAATTGTGGATACTTTTGCTACCATTATATTTATCTCTCCAATAGTTTTTTCTTTCAAGTAATCTAATTTTATATTCTAAGTTATCTATACCTAAAATTTTTTCTCTCTTCTCACCCTCTTT